CTAAATTGTGGATGCCCCATGTAGCGGAGCGGGTCTGCCAGCATGGCGTAACTTTTACCGCCACCCGCACTTCCGCCATATAATACTTCTCTCTCACTAGCGGCTAGAAACTCTGTCTGCGGCCCCGGATTAGGCTTGAATAATACGTTAGCATGTTCCTCAACATCAGATGTTTCATATGAAACTTCTTCAATCTGTGGCTGCGGCTCTTGCGCCGGTTCTAGCTTCTTCGATTTCCTTCGCTTTGGCGATTGCCGTTTCCGCATACTCTGCCCACTTGCGGAGGCTTTTAGCTGTGTTCTTACGC